AGATTGAGAAAATCTAAATCAGCTTCTCATCTTGAAGGTGGTATGTTTGAATGGTTATTTGGTAATCGAACTCGAGTTGCTCCTGAACCAACGGATGATCAAAGATTTAATAGAGCTCTTAGGGTTGGAGTTGATAGAGCACGAGAAAGAAATATGAATAGAATATTTCCTACTGAAGCAAATGTAAGACCAGTAACACCAATTGGTGATGCTAGAATTGATAATAGACGACCTGGAACTCCATTTGATACTAATCTAAGATTACCAGAAGGAACAAGAGTATCTCGTGGAAGAGGTCGAAAAGGAAAAAGAAAATTATATAATTAACTAGGATTTTCAAAAGATTCTTCTAGACTAGGACGACCTCTCCTTCTCCTAGGTGGAATTGGTAAACCTTGATCAATATATTTTCTTTCAAACGATAATCTTCTACGCTCTAGTAAATTCTTTCTTTTATTTGATATATATTGTTTACGCCATGTTTCTTGCATTGATAATATGTATTGAAATCTTTCTGTACTCATAGGAATATGTCCTTCTGGTCGTTCTAGTTTGACAGAAATATTAGTATCATCAATTGAAAAATCAGTTTGCTTATAATGCATTAATTAAATATTAAGCGTTCGTTTAATATTTAATTTTAGAAAATAATATATTTAATTAGATTCTCCTTCAGTCCAAGAAGTAGGTATTGAATTTACATAATAATCAGGTGGTTGATGCCAAATAAATTGATCATGTCCTTTTTCGCTATAAATATCCACTCCTGATAATCCATCATCTTTATCTGTCCAAGTATTTTTAATATAAATTTTATTTTCATACTTCTTAAAGATTTGTTGAAGTTCAATGAAGGGTTGATTCTTTGTTAAAATAATAAAATCAAAGGCTGTTTTATATTGATTAATAATTTGAACCTTTCCATAATAATCATAATCATACGTTGTCTTAAGATACGTAATTATTTCTTCCAAAATATTAGGAACTAATCCATAAATCATAACGAAATTCTCATAATCATTTCCCATAAAATAATATTATAGAATTGTTTAATATTTAATTTTCATAATTAATTAATAATTTATTCATAATTTATTCATAATCAGATTCAGATTCTATATCAGATTCTACTTCAAATTCTTCATCTGAATGGTAATTATATACATAACATCTGTCAAATATCTCATATCGAATCTTCTTATGTAATACTCTTTTTTTATCTTCATCTATAAAGATAAGATGCTTGATAAATAAATATGTATCATCTATTAAATCTTGTTTATTATTTTTATAAAATTCATTTTCTAGTAATCTATGAAGTTTGTTATTCCAAGAAGTCATACTTTTATTAGTTTTATCAAAAGGAATAATATTTCTATTATATAATACTTTTTGGAAAGAGCTTCTAATATTTTGGGGCATTTCAGTGTAATTTTTTAAATTAGTATACAGAATCCATTGCTCGAGTTTAGGTGCGAATTCTGTTTCATCCATGGGTTATATTATATCAAGAAGATATCCCTAAATATTTATCGAATGAGATTGTAAATTACATTATTATTACTTATTTTATATTATGAGATGATAATCAGTCATAATATAAAAATGATCCTAGGTATTTTATTATTATTTATTTTATTTTATAAAACTAGGAATGAATATTGAATATTGTATATATTTGATCTTTTTTAAAAAAGTAAAAGAATAAAATATAAAAGATTATAGGATTTTCAAAGAATGGATGGAATCCTAGAAAGAGGATTATCTATCTTTTTCTTTTAATTCTCAAATATATTCAATATTCACGCTTGATAGATAAGCTTCGCATATTAATCTATGCTTTTTCATTCTTGAAGAATTAGAATAAGATTGAGTATAGTCGCATGAATCGCAACATTTTATTTTATCATTTGGTTGTCGTTTAACCTTTTTATTATTTTCGCATCTCTTACTTCCTTTATGAGTTGTTTCATAACTATAAATAAATACTTCTTTTAAACAACTAGGACAAATCATTTTAGTAGTTTGTTTTGATTTTTGAGAAATTTTATTTTTATCAAGAAATAACCTAGGATCTTCAATCATTTCTTCTAGGATTTTATTATTATTATTTATAATATTAATTATATCTTCTTGTACATCTTGATTTAATTCTTTTATTTTATTACAGAAATTATTAATTTTAGAAATAGGACTAGGATTTTTATTATTTTTATCTTGAATAAGATATTTAAAATCTATGTAAATATCCTGAATTCTTCTTAATGGTCGATTTCTATTTTCATGAAGTTTATATACATTTATTAATTTTATACAACTATCTATCATCTCTTTTGATTTAAGTTCAATATCAACTGGATTGACAGAACTCTTTAAAAATTCTTTAATTATATCAGTTCCATTATACTCTTCATACGAAGTCATAAATTATAATAATATATTGAATGATTTATTTTTAAGTAATGGTTGAATATTGAATATATTTGAAATATAAAAGGAAAAAGATAAAGATCCTTTTTCTATAGATGCCTCCCATTTTTAAAGAACCTATAATCTTTTCTATTTTATTCTTTTACTTTTTTAAAAAAGATCAAATATATAAAATATTCAATATTCATTCCTAGTTTATAAAATAAAATAAATAATTAATAAAATACCTAGGATGTTACCATAATCAATCATACATATAATACCTTCTTGAAAATCAGAAATCGACAGAAGAATGGATATCCTAGTCCTAGTCCTAGGTATATTATAATATTATTTCAAGAAAGACTAGACTAGGATACCCTCCTAGTCCTAGTATATATATAATAAACGACTTAAAGACATACCTTTATGTAATGTATACACTGAGTATGCTCTCAAATAATCAAATCAATGAAATTCCTGTTAAAAAAGTATGCGAACGCATTAACTGCCCAAAATGTAATAAACCTAACATGTCAAAGAAGAATATCAGCGCTCATTATAAAGCTGGATGTTCTGGAGTATGGGATCAGTATGATCAAAAGAAAATAAAAGACGCTCCTCTGGAGCAGATGGCAAAGCCATCACCAAAAGAACCAAAAGAAAAGAAACCTAGGCAACCAAGGAAACCTAGAAATAAAAAACTATCATTCTCTTGTTCTGATTTTATCGATTTTACCAACTGGTTGATTGAGAATCAGATTATTCTTGATGGAGAAGATCAAGATCATTTTCAGGAGTGTTATCAACAATTTAAAAATAATCAAGAACCACCAAAACCACCTATGATCATAAAAATTAATCTTCCTTTTTTTAATTTTAAAGAAAAAGAAGACACGTCTTCAGCGCAGATACCAGAAGTATCAGTTGAGGAAGTAGTTGAGGAATCAGTTCAGTTTGGTGATATTTATCCTGAAGAAGAATCATTCAAAAATGAAAATGAGATGATTAAAAAAGATGGAGATAATGAAGATGATGAAGAAGCAAGAGAATATGAGGAATATATGAGAATAGAAAGAGAAAAATATGATTTAGAAAATGGAATAAAAGAAGAAGTTATTCAAGAAATAATAAAACCATTACCAATTCAGGAAGTACGTATCAGTAAACCAGTTAAATTATCAACTCTTCGTAAACCTCGCAAAGAGAAACAAGTTACTGAATTTATTATTCCAGCTGATAGTTGGTTATTAAAAAGTCATAAAAAAGTTATAGATCCAGAAGATGAATTCTTTCTTGAAGATGAAAACATAGAAAATGAGTATCCTAATAATAATGAAGAAGAGATTGAATTAAAATTAAATAAATTCATGGAACGATTTGGTGATAAAGAAATCAAGAATTATTCAAATGATCAAAAGAATAGAATAGGTAATATTATAAGAAATGAAAAGAAAGTTTTACATGGAATTAACTACATGACGAATATAGAACTTTATAAAAATAAATACCAATATAATTTTATACTTCGGAATTTAATAAATCTCATAAAAGTAAAACTTGATCAACTTGAAGATCAAGGGTTATCACAAGAAGAATCTCTCAAAAAATTTAATGAGTTTGATAAAACTAAATTCATAAAAAAATATAATGATAAATTTAATCATTGGGCAGATCGAGCAATAAATACATATCAAAATCCAAAAGGTTATGAATGGACAATAACAACAAGAGACGCTCCTCTGGAGCAGATGGCATAGCCATCACGACCTGACCCAACTGATGATTAATTCTTCTTCCAAACATAAATGAATTCAGTATAATTATTATTTTTTCGTTTATGAATATTTAATGGTATCTTTTCATGACACTCTCCTAGTAATAAAATAATAACATTTTCATAGACTTCATTAGGTACATTCAAACAATAATGACCACCTAGTTTTAAATTTTTATATGTTCTGTCAATTATAGATTTGTAGAACTCATTCCATTGATCTTTAGTCATGACTTCTTGATTACTGTATACTTCTTTATTATAATATGGTGGCGAGGTTAAAACCATATCATAATCTAATAATGAATAATCTACTTCTAGGCAATTCTTAAATAATAAGTTAATTTTGCTAGAAGAGTAATTATTCATTATTTTTACCATTTCTTCATAAGGTTTAATCAAGTTAGTATTTTGATCAATTCCAATATAATCAATATTCATCTTACAGGCAGCCAACATCCTACCTCCCCATCCCATTGTAAAATCTAGGATACAACTAGGTTTGAACTTATAATATATGTTCATGGCAATCAAAGGTTTGAATACAGCTATACTTCCAAAATATAATTGAAATATTTTCATGTAGATTTGTATTTTATTATTAGAACTGGCGCGATGAAAATTATAAATATTATTTACATAATTCTTTGTTTTATAATAATTTATTTTTTCAACGAATTCATAAAAGTTAATTCCTTGATAACCAATTGTATTTAATCTTTCTTCAAGAGTAAAATAATCTATAAATTTAATTCCTAGTAAAGTATTTATTTTTCTAGGAATATCAGAATTATTTAAATTAAATAGATTATTTAAATCTTTCATAATTAAATCATAATTATTTCTAGGTTTTAATAATGTACATATTTCATGTTTGTTCATTATTATTTTTAATATTAAAAAATATTAAACTATACTTATTTCCAGAAATCAATTCAGTATTACTATGTTCTAGTTTAGAACCATCAAAAATAATAGGATTATATTTCGCATTATATTCAATTCCATCAATTATTATATTACAACCTTCATACTCACCAAAAGATAATAACATACTTTTTCCTACATTATTAGAATCAATATGTTTAGGACAAACTAAATTATTATTAATTTGAATTGATGTAAATTCAAATGGACAGATCTTTTTACCTAGTAATAATAATTCTTCATATAATTTAGGTTTCTTTTTAGTATTATAAGACATTACTATTTTACCTCCTATCTTTTGTTTACATAAACCAAATACACAACCTCTATATTTAGGAAATCCATGTCTATTATTATTAGTTCCTCCACTTTTAAGTTTACCGTAAGCTTGTCTAATTTGTATTTTTATATTCTTTAACATATCTTCAATACTAGAAACGACAGAAGGATTGATCTTCCATTGAATAATATCCATAGAGGGTTTTAATGTCGGCAACTTTCTGATTAAATTAAATTCATGACATCCATTTTTTCTAATCTTTCTTTTACCATAATTAGAATATTTTTCTACTAAATAATCAGTTGATTCTTCATTTAATTTTAATCTATCTTTAAATAATCCACAACCACCTTTAGAATACATTTTTGAATTAAATCCATACTGATTAAATCTTATGACAATACCATCACGAATAAAATAAAGTAATGTTCTTTCAACATCTTCCTTCATATCGTTTGGTAAACCATAATTAATACTTTTTTGATTAATAAATCCATAAAATCCTCCATGTATGAATCGTAAGTCAGTAGTCATATACTTCTGCTTCTGTCGATAGAAGGGATTCCAAACAGGATATACAGACCAAATGAATGCTCCATTATTCAAGCAAGTATGAAAGGCTTCATTAGAAAATTCATCAAAAGTTTTATTTCCAAAATCAAAGTCAATAATATCATCATCTATACAAATAATTAATTCATTTTCATGAAAATAATTTTCTATAAATTTTCTTTGATTAATTAATCCTTTATTACCAACTATAATATTATAATTTAATGAATTATATAAATCATATTCTTCTTGAACTACGAAAATATAAATTAATGATTTTGGAACATTAAATCTTTCTAATGTATTTAATGTTTTATTTTTAATAATATCACTTCTTGAATATGAAGGAATCGCAATTTTATACATAATATAATAATTATAATAATTCGTAAAAGTAAACTAATAATAAAATATTATAATATTATAATGGACGAAATAAAAAATAAATTAAAAGAAAATCGATCACATTTATCTGATTCTTCTGTCAATACCTACTCTTCTACACTCAAGAATTTATTTTATAAAGTATTTCCTAATTCTGAATTTGATATAAAATTATTTAATAAATCAAAAGAAATATTAAAATATTTAGAAGATGTTTCACCAAATAAAAGAAAATCAATATTGTCTTCTTTATTCGTCTTAACTAAAGATCCAGTTTATCAAAAGAATATGGTTAATGATATTAATAATTATGAAGAAAATGTAAAAATGGAAATCAAACAACCAAAAGAGGAAGAGAATTGGTTATCAAAGGAAGAATTAGATGAAATATATCAAAGAGAAAAACAAATATATAATCATTTAGCAAAGAAGAAAAATCATAATATGGATGATTTACAGCAAATGCAAAACTACATTATTTTATCATTATATACTCTTATTCCACCTAGACGCAGTCTTGATTATACAGAAATGAAAATTAAAAATCCTGAAGTTCTTGAAGACAATTATATTGATAAAAATGATTTCGTTTTTAATCGATATAAAACATCTAAATTTTATAATCAACAACGAGAGAAAATATCAAAAGAACTTATGATAATATTAAAGAAATGGTTAAAGTTCAATCCAACAGATTATCTTCTTTTTGATAGTAATAAAAATAAACTAACACCTAGTAAACTAACAAGACGACTAAATCGTATATTCGGTAAAAATATATCAACTTCTTCTCTCCGTAAATTTTACATTAGTCATAAATATCAAAATTATATTAAAGATAATGAAGAATTAGCAGAAGACTTTAGTAAGATGGGTTCATCAATAATTCAAAAAGATGTATACCTCAAGAAAGATACTTAAAGACAACCTTATACATTATTATACTACTTTATGCCACATAAACCAATTGACTACTCAAAAACTATTATCTATAAAATTGTCTGTAAAGATTTAGAAATGACAGAAGTATATGTAGGACATACTACTGATTTTAAAAGTAGAAAATCTATTCATAAACATTATACTATTAAAGAAAATGATAAAAAATATAATTTGAAAGTTTATAAATATATTAGAGAAAATGGAGGTTGGGATAATTTTGATATGATAGAAATTGAAAAATTTAATGATTGTAAAGATAGTAATGAAGCTACATCAAGAGAACGTTATTGGTATGAAAAATTAAATGCTAAATTAAATTCAATATGTCCACAAAGAACAGATGAAGAAATTAAACAATATTATAAAAAATATAATAAACAATATTTTAATGAAAATAAAGAATATTTTAAAGAATATACTAAAGAATATAATACAAAATATTATAATGAAAATAAAGAAGAATTAAAAGAACAAATGAAAAATAAACAGAAACAAAGAATAAATACTCCATATATATGTTCTTGTGGTTGGATTGGAAATGAAAATAGTAAATATAAACATTTAAAAAATTCAACTCAACATAAAGAATATTTAGAAGGTTTAGTAGTTTAAATTGTATAATAATATTCTTATTATTATATAATATGAGGAAAACTAACCAGTTAATTAGTTCAAATGACGCACCATTTCATATCCGTAACAAAGATGTGGCATATGAGTATTCTTACTTACAAATGTCAGTAACAAATCTTCAATCTACGAGCACATTGCCACAACCTCTTACATTCACTTCAGCGCAAAATTCTCCCTTCTTGGCTGCCCCCGCAAACGAATATGAATTAGCAATTGCTAGATTTACTTTAGACACTTCTAGTCTTCCTGTATTTGTTCCTATTATTCAATTGAAACAACCTAATGGAACATTCAATACTGATCCTAATAAAACTATTTATTCAATTACCATGACATATACTTCTGGAGGAACAACTTACTCTTATGAATCCTTTATGGAGTGGCAACCTCAAAATCTGTCAATTCAAGTCCCAACACCACCATCTCAAAATTCTCCTCAAGTCCAAGATAATTCTTTAGCATATTATAACTGTTATAATGTTCAATGGGTTATCCAATTAATTCAGAATACTTTTAATTCAGCCTTAGCAGGATTGAACGCTATCCTAACTACAGCAGGAGTTCCAATTCCAACAACCAATGCTCCTGTTATTACTTATAATGTTGACACTGCTTGTTGCACTATATATGTAGATGCTTTAGTATATGATCCAAGTCCGCCTAGCAGTGTAGCAAATCCAGTTAAGATTTATTTTAATTCAACAATGTATGGACTTTTAGATTCTTTCTTATTCACATATTTAGGAGCAACAACTGTAAATAATTCAGGACAGAATTATCAACTTGTTATAGATTCCTTTAATGGAACGAACCAAACTCCTCTACCAACTTTAGATCCAAGTCCATATAATGCGACCTTTACCTCTCAAACAACATCAACAATTGGTCTATGGTCACCTGTTCAAAGTATCATATTTACTTCAAATACTTTACCAATTAATCAAACTCATATCCTACCTAGTGTTGTTCTTTTAGAAGGACAGAATATTGGACCTAATTCATCCATTAGTAATGTTCAAAATATTATTACTTCTTTTCAAAGTCCAAATAATTTGTATAGACCTAGTATTACTTATGAACCGAGTGTATATAGATTTATTTCTTTGAATGGAAATAATCAATTGAAATTATTCAATATTCAATGTTATTGGCAAGATTGGAGTGGAGGAATTAATAATTTCCTTTTAGGAAGTCAACAAAATTTTGGAATGTTGATAATGTTCAAGAAAATCGATACATATTAAGGAATAATTGAAATCTGCCATTCGGCGATAATTGGAAATATTTTTATCTTTAGAATAATATATGTCATCATTTGGAACATGCTTAATAGTAGATCCTGTTATTGCCGATATTACGCCAGAACTAGTATATGCCGTCCAAACAGGAGCTGCTCAAAAGACCGCCCAATCTTTTCAAGCCACTTCAGCATCGAATTCTAGTATCGTCTTTTCAATTCAAGTTCCTTCTGAAAATATAGTAGTTGATAGAGCAGTCACTATGAGTGCTCAAGTTTATCTTACAGTCAATATTGGGTCAGCATCTCAAGGTGCTGGTGTCCCTGATGGTGAACTTGCTTTCAACCTTGGTTTGACAGATGCTCTTCAGGCATTTCCTCTTAATAAATTATTCACTACTGCTCAAGCTACTATTAATAACGTTAGTGTTTCTTCTAATGAACAAGATATTATTGATGCTCTTCTTCGAATGAACAACTCTAGGGAACTTTATAGATATAACTCAACTACGACTAGTCTTCCTGATCAGGCATTCTTGAACTATCAAGATGCAGTTCTGGCCAACAACAATCCTTTAGCAAGTTATAACACGGCATCTTATGATCTTGATCAAATTCCTCGAGGTGCTTTTCCAGTTTTAGTTGCTCCTAATCCTTCATTTCCTATTATTCATCATATTGCTGGAGGTGGAACTGATAATTCTTTGGTTTCGACAGATCCTGATGATTGGTGGACTATCCCAATTACGTTCCAAACTATTGAACCACTTTTGACTCTCTCGCCATTTATTTGGTCTGATCCTGAGTATAATGCTCAAGGTTTGGTTGGTATCAATAACATGTCATTTAATTTTACTATTGATAACTCATGTAAGAGAGTTTGGTCTTCAGCATTTCAATATACTGGACCTTATAGTGTTTCTCTTGGTTGGGCAGGATTCAATTCTAACAATCCTTTTCAGAATGTCAACATGCAGTTTGAGTTTCTTTCGACTCAACCTACGCAGTTGGTTGCTTCTAAAAATGTTTGCCCTTACTACGATTATGCTCGATACATTAGCAATACAAATGGTTCAGTTACTTTTAATCAAGCTGTTCCTGCTCAATTTACTTCTAACACAATTCAGATTAATCAAATTCCTGACTACTTCATTGTTTACGCAAGAATTCCTATGAGTCAGCAAACAGTTCTTAACTCGGCATCTTTTCTTACGATCAACAATGTTAGTGTTAACTTTAACAACGCTTCAGGTCTTCTTTCTTCTTTTAGTCAGAATCAACTTTGGAATATGTCGAGGAAGGCAGGTTTGAATATGAATTTTGATGAATGGAGAGGAACTTCTTTGAGAAACAGTGTAACAGGTGAAGGAGAGATAGTTTATACGACTGGATCAATTCTTGTTATTGACGCAGCTTCTTTATCACTTCCTTCTTATCTTGTTGCTGGTAATCTTGGTAACTTCCAATTTCAGATTACTTTGAACATGACTTCTTATTATGATGATCCAGTAACACCTGAATTGGTCATAATTACTGCGAACAGTGGAATTTTCGTTACTGAACAAGGAACATCAACCACGTTTACGGGTGTTCTTACAAAGGAACTTACTCTTTCAACTCAAGAACAGAAAGATACTCCTGCTATCTCTAGAGTTACTGATGAACGCATGATTGGTGGTAAGATGTTACATAGAGGTATCGCAAGACATCCTAAATATGTTGCTCAACATATGAAGAAGATGTCTGGAGCAGGTTATGTTTCTGGAGTTTCTGGAGCAGGATATTCTACTGGAATAGCTGGTGGAGCAATGCATAAGAAATCCAAACTTCATAAACTAATTCGATAAATTAAGAATTTTATTTTATATTTATAAATAAATGAAAATCATTATTTATAAATTGCTCTGTAATAAGACGAATAATTGTTATATAGGATCAACTAAAAGAAAATTAAATGATAGAATAAGTAAACATAAATCAGTATATAAATATTATCGCAACTCTGTTGCAGACACCGGAGGTGTCAAAATTAATGGAATAAGTAATTGTAGATCTGTCGAAATATTAAAAAATGAAGACTATCAAGTAATAATTTTAGAAGAATTTGAAATAGATACTTTAGAAGAATTAAAAAATCAATTTATTAAAGAAAGAGAATATATCGAAAAAGAATTAAATTGTATAAATAAAAATATTCCATATAGGACAGAAGAAGAAATTAAGAAATATTATGAAAATAATAAAATAATACTTTTAAAAAAGAGAGCAGAAAGATATATTAAAAATCGAGAAAAAGAATTATCTAGACAAAATTCCTATTATCAAGATCCTATTAAAAAAGAAAGAATCAAAAAGTATAATTTAGAAAGATATCATCGCATGAAATTAAAATTATTATCTTCTCAATAAATATAATGGCAGGAGCTGGAGGCATTGGAACTGACGCATATACTCGTATGATAAATGAGAAATTAATTCAATTGGATACTAGATTCGCAATTGATAATCAATATACTCCACTTATTAATGATTATTCAGGTTTGAGAGGTGGATCAAGAAAAAAAGATTATATTACTCCAGGTATTTCTGGAACACAATATCCTTTGAATTATCCTGAATCCTATGCATTATCAGCAGGAGTTATGAGAAGAGGAAGACCTAGACATCCAGTTTCAATTATTAGTCCAGTTAATTCTGTCTATCCTAGTGTTATGGATAATGTTGTTAGACTTCCAATGGGAAGACATGCTGGAACATACACTCCTAAAAAACAAGGTGGAAGAAGATCTGTCAAAGGCATGATGTCAATGACTCATCCTGGAGAACTTGATTATACTACGAAAAAATCATCTATGGTACATCATATTGGTGGCCATTATGTTAAATCTCTTCCTAGACCTTATTCAGAATATTCAGGAGGTAAACTTCCTAGTTTGAAAGATATTGGAAGATCTATCTCTAGAGGAGCAAAGAAATTAGGAAGTCAAATTGTATCTGGTGCTAAAAAAGTAGGAAGTGAAATTAAATCTGATTATGAAAAAACTTCTCCAGAATTCAAAATGGTTGCTAGACAGGTATTGCCGATCGCGGGCTCAGTATTAGGATCGAGTTTAGGAGCAGCTGCAGGAACTTTAATTGGTCCTGAAGGAACAGTTATTGGAGAGAGCTTAGGAAGTATAGCAGGAAATCAACTAGGAAAATATGCGACTCGCAAAATTGGTCTGGGACGCAAGAAGAAAGGTCCAGTTATTCAAGCAAGTAAAAAAATTCCTATTCATCCTCTTCAAGCAGTTACTTATAGTAAACCAGTTAAATCTAAAAAACGAGGTGGAGCAAGAGTTGGTTCTAGACATGAACTAGTTAAACAGATAATGAATCAACATGGATTAAATCTTCCTATGGCTAGTAAATTTATTAAGGAACATGGATTATATTAAAATAATAATATCTAATAAATATATATGCCATTACTTTGGAGTAGTTATCCAGATTTAGATAATAATCTAACTAATGCGGCCAAGAAGAAAATATTTAAATCTTCAGTTGATCAGTATACAAAAGTAAGTGATATTCAATCAAATATACAACCAACTCAATCTCAAATGAATGAATATTTTTTAAAAATAACTACATTTATTAAACAATTAAATCAACAATTAAATGCATTAATAAATTCAAATCGTCAACTTGATATTTCAGAGAAAATTTCTCTTGAATTTGGATCAAGAATAACAGAATTCGCAAATGAATTTAATATTAAAATTTATCCAGTTTATAATTATTTTAGTCCCCAGCAAAATGAATTAATTAAAAATGATATATTAAGATTAGAAACATTAACAGAAGAAATTTTATTTTCCAATCTTGGTCAAGCAATTGATAATTTTATAGAAAATATTAACGAACAATTATCAAATTTAGCATTAGCCGTTGATTCATATTCTCCTTTAAAAATTAATTTAAGAAAAGGAAGACAATTATTGACTGATGAAGAACTACAAGGAGGATATATTTCAGGAGGATCTAGAAATAAAGGACAGAAGTATCCTGAAATTAGATTCTTATAAAAATAATATCTTATATAATAATGTCAAGTCAATCATTTGCTAATTTAGCAAATTCTGAATTTAATGGAAATATTATTCTTAAAAATGGTTATATACAATTTCCAAATGGTTCACAACAAACTACAGCTGGAGGAAGTGGTGGAGGAAATGTTTCAACTACAACAATTAATACGTACACAAATACTTCTGTTAATAATTTTGAAGATGCTGAAATAACATGCGCTACACAATTAAATTCTGATAATTCAACACTTGTAGCAAATACAGAGTTTGTTCAGACAAGAGTAGGAACAGTAGGACAATTTCCAAATGGTAATTTTGGTTTAGGTAATAATAATTATCTTAATTTAACAACAGGAAATACTAATTATGCTTATGGAAATGGAGCATTACAAAATATTACTATTGGTGAATTAAATAATTGTATTGGAGAAGATGCTGGAACCAATATCACAACAGGTTCAGGAAATAATTGTATTGGTTATCAATCATTAGTTGGAGCAACAAGTGGTAGTGCAAATGTTTCAGTAGGTAGTAATAATTTATTAAATTCAAATGGAAGTTATAATGTAGCAATCGGAAATCAAGCAGGAGAATTTGATACTGGATTAAGTTCAAATAATATTTATTTAGGTAATTCTGCTTCACCAACAGATACTCATTCTTATCAATATCTTACTTTAATTGGTTCAAATTCTCAACCAGTTATTCAAGGTTTAAATAGTCAGATAGTTTTAGGTTCTACTACTGGTGGTGAAACAGTTTATATTCCAAATACAAGTTTACAATTTGGAGTTGGTAATACAAGTGTTAATTATAATATTGTTGGAAGTGGTAATGATAGTTCAATACGATTATTATGTAATGATACAACTGGGACAACACAGTCTACCATAGTTGCTAATTATACAGAAAGTATATTTTATTCTGAAACAAATTTATTCGTTCAAGGTTTAGTCTCTGCTAATTTAGGATTAATAAAAGAAGTAACTGATGGGACATATTCAAGTCAAAATGGAACTATTTATTGGAATGGAAATAATAGTGTTCCACAAACTCAACAATTAAGAGTAAATTTAGGAGGAACTTTATATTATATAAATTTAACAGCCGTATAAGCGCATCGAACATTGTCGAGATAAACAATGTTCGATTATGACCATAATATCATCACGATTACAATTTGGATTGTAATAGTGTAGATTATGACTGGCGGACAGCATATTTGACAGAAAATAATGATATATGACGATATTTCAGTCATAAAATGGAAATTGATATGGATCTCAATTAAAGATCTTTAATTGACCTCTTGGACAACGTTAGATTATGCGTGAAAAATGTGCGATTATGTGATTGATATGCTCTCATTTTCTTGATATTCTGTCATTTTATGCTCTTATCAATCATATTTCATAATTATAAATCAATTTATAATTATGATGATACTATGCTCTTAATTGAACTTTGTTTGAATGGACAAAGTGTAATTATGGCGGAGGAGTTGAGTTAATCCAAATAGCAACATAACTTACACCAAATATTTCAGCACTTGGTGTTCCAGTTTGTGTCCAAGTAAAATTAGCATTATTAGCTTGAAAACATCCTAAATTAATTTCATCCCATGTTGTTCCAGAAGTATTCTGTAAAATAACAACTGGAACAACACCTGTAGGAAATGGAACTCTAAATGTAACAGTTCCCGTTGCAGTTGCTGTAGTATTAAAAAAACCAGTTTCTATTACTGGATAATTAGAAGTTGTAACCAATGCTTGAGCAGACATTATATTATTCTAAAGATAATAATTTCATGGAATCAAAAAACAAAAAGTAAGATCAATCGGGAATTCTATCATAAAGATCATTTCATAATGATCTCTTTTATTATCTATTAATATTTTCATTTCTTCTAAAGTATATCCTAATTTGAATAATTGACAGAATACTATACATGCTCGTCCGCATATTGAAGAATCTACTCCATATATTTTTTTAGTAGATTGATATTTCGTCTTATTGTAAATTGTTTTCATTCCACTATTTTTAATTAAATCTTTTAAAGCATTCTTTTCTGCTCCTAAAATTCTCTGCATCATCTTTGTTACATAATTTAATTCATGATCTATAGAAACTCCATAAGAATCAAATTGAATAATTAAATCTCCTTTTCTAGCAAGTGCGACAAAGTGACCTGTATTATATTCTGATTCTACTAGGATAATACAACAGCATTTATCTTCAGGAAGAATATGACTTATATGTTGAATATCATCTAGTTCTGAATATTTAAAGATTGGAAAAGTAGGACCTAGGTATCTACGAATATCATCATCAGTTATAAATTGAGGTAATAAATCTACTGCTCTTTGAAAATCTAATTGTAATCTTTTATCTGGTAGATAGCCTTCACTCATATAATAATAAGATATTTATTATTATTATATTTTACTTATTATCTTCTGTCGATTTCTTATTCCCTGTATAGCCAAGAAAGAAACCATCAATATGTCTATAGACTTCATGACTAAAAGTTGGATGTTCTGATTTAATAAGAATTATTTTATCATAATCATTATCTTCATCTTCTTCTTTAATAATTTTAATCTTCTTTACTTTTGGAATTCTATTTCTCATTATTATTCTTAATATTATATTTACTTTTGAATAACGAATTAAGATGTTCAATATTCTTTATAAGATCAGGATGTTCTCCCCAAAGAAGATAATATGAAAAGGTCGCTGGACTAGGAGTAAGAGTTTCTATTAATTGTTTTTCGGTAGGATTTCCTAAATGACGAACTCGATAGTTCTGTCGAATTGTCTTATCATGATGATCTAAATATGTTTGAGATTTATCAAGTCCAAAATCATAATATGTTCCATCATTTAAGTAAACACGATGCTTTTTAAACAGGCGTGGAGATTCAGTTATATATATTATTTGAGGCATTATATTATTATTATTTATTTTTTGGAATGGAGGTAAATTCTTCTTACCTTTATAAATTTGTTTTAATTTAATTTGTTGTTGTAAATTAATAGGTGATATTTCATTTATAGTTAATGGTGTATTTTTATTTATTCTTTTAGTAGGACGATAAACTGGATATTCTTTATTTCCTATATCAATCCAATTTTCAGAATACCATCGTTTGAGATTTTTAGATTTATTATCATTAGTATAAGTTCCTCCTAAAGATTTATAAGTTTTAACTATAAATCCTGATTTGTAAGCACTAGGTTTTGAATAAATAGTATCAGCATATTCTTTTACATGTTCATATAATTCTGGATTATCTATAATAGGCATTATATATTATTAATATTAGATTTCTTTTCTTCTTCAGGATGTGATTCCATTTCTAATATATCTTCTTTAACTTCTCCTTCTGTATTCCTTTCTATCTTAATACAACAGAAATCTATTTTAGAACATTTTGATTTATAAGCAAATCTTGCTAATGCTAAAACAAATCCTATTAAACTTGTATAGACCCCAACCCAGAAAACTTCTGACATGCTTACCATAATATTATTTATATTTTATTTATACCCAAAAATTTTGGCAGTCCAAGTAGGATTATTACCAACTCCAAATATTGATTGTAATGATAAACCAGTAATAGTTGATGAACTATTTTGATTAACTACTACTTGAACATTTCTAATACCTTTAACACCTGGATTATTATATATACTATTTGATATAATTCTTACCATATTATTACTTTGAAGAGTTGTATATCCTACATTAAATACTTCAAACTCTACTTGAATATTAGGTAAGAAAGCACCAGTTAATTGTAATGGAGTAGTTGATAAACTAGCACTAACAACAGAAACAGCAGTTAATGTAGAACTTACCATATCATAACCATATAGATCAGCTGCTGTAGGAACATTTGTTCCTGAAAATCCATTAAGAGAAATAGAAGGATATGTTATAAATGAATTCTCTCCAAAAGTTAAATGAATTTTATAATTCTTATAAGTTGTATTGAAGATAGATGGTAATGTATATGTTGTTGCTGTAGCTGCGCCTGTTATCGTTCCTGTTAATGTTTGTAAATATACTAAACCAGTTGTAGAACATAAACCACTAAAATTTGTTGCTGTAAGAGTTGAGGTTGAAGGATTATAAGATAATGGACCAGTAGTATCATCAACATATAAAGGTTTGGCTACACCAGCAGTCGTTTTGGTAAATGGTATATAACAAGTTGTATTTGTGTTATCTGTTGTTGTAGTAATAGCAGAAGAATTAGATGCCGTTCCAGTTAAAGCACCTTCAAAATTACAATTAAGTATATTTACATTTGGTCTATAATATAATCCAGCACCATTTACTTTTACTGCTTGAGACCCACTTGTTGTTGTTCCAAAATGAATAGGACAATTAGATGCTGTTGTATTATCAATTGTTGTATTAACATTAGTTGCGATACTACATGTTGAAGAATTACCTGATAAAGAACCAGCAAAAGTAGTAGTTGTCAAAGTATTACTATTTGGATTAAATATTAAACCATTTGTTGATTGTAATGATTTTAATCCAGTTGTATTACTATCTACGAATGTAAGATAATGATTTAAATTAGCAGAAGTATTATTTACTTGAATATTAGTTGAGTTTGTAGCACTACCAGCAGAAGTAGCAAATGAAGAAGTATTAGAAGAAGTTGCATTGCCATAAAAATTAGCTGCGAAAATATCAGCATCTCCTACACCTATTCCACTTTTATCAACAAATACTCTATTACTATTAGGAACATATAAACTGATAATATCATTTTGAGATTGTATAATTGTTCGTTTTTCTCCTATTAAATTCATTTCTTGTTTAGTTGATATTTCCATTCCATTATCTAATTCTGTAATAGTTCCAATAATATCAAGATTTTTAGTTAATGTAATTATTGGATTTTGAATTGAATTCGTTTGTAAATCCAAAGTAATAAAGTTATTAGTTATATTATCAGTTTGATTTATTAATGGTGTTTGACAAGTAATGCTTGTTCCATTATTAATATTTTGACAGACGATAGTTCCATCTCCAACTAATTCTGTTGTTGTATTAAAATAAGTTTGATTAGGACAAATAAAGTTAATATAATCATTTGGACTTGATATTTGAACACCACCAGTTCCGCTTGAAATATCTACATTACCTCCACTTGATACTTGAAATGTATTAGAAGGATTTAAATTTATATTACTTCCAGCACTAATAATAACATTGTCGCCAGCAGATGAAATATTTAAATCAGTATTATTATTACTCATTGTTGCTACATTCGTAATATCATTTTGGTTCATATTAATACTTGATAATCCTGCTGAATTTCCTGCTAATAATGTTTGGGCAAGAGTTTGTAAACTAATTGGTCCAGCTGGTCCTGTTGGTCCTGTATTTCCAGTTGGTCCTGTATTTCCAGTTGGTCCTTGAGATCCAGTTGGTCCTTGTGGTCCAGTTGGTCCTTGAGGTCCTGTATTTCCAGTTGGTCCAGAAGGAATATTATTTATTTTTGCCAGAAGATAATTTAATGTTTGATTAATCGTTGCATTAGATCTATTTGCCATTTATATTATAAATATATTATTATTCTGCCTAAATGATGATTATATTAAACAGTTGGCTCAAGAAGATTCTTGCTAAAACTTATCATTTGATCAGTAATTACTAATTGAGGATAAGTTTTACAAATTGTTAGTGGTCTAGTTTTTAATTCTTTCATAAATTTAACTTGATGTCTATCAAATCCTAGATAATTTTCAAGAAGATATTTAAGTGTACGACCGTTGGCATTCTGTGGAAATACAACTATTCTCATTGATTCATTTAATATTTTCTTTGTAGATGATCCATCGGTTGAAATATGACTAGTAACAATACATGATACATTTTTATGTCTTCCCTTTTCTAAAATCTGATTTTGAATAGATAATACTTTATTTTTAATATTTTTATTAGTAATACAATCGCAATCATCAAAGATAACAATACTATTTTCGAAATCATCTGATTGTAAATCTTCTGTTAAAAGTCCTTCTAAATTAATTCGATTTACTTTCATAGAATCAAAAGATTTATCTTCATTTACTGAACTAAATATAAATATTTCATTTTTAGGATATAATTTTTTATATTTTTTTAAAAGTAATCCTGCATAATATGACTTTCCTGATCCTGACATTCCCGAAATAAACCATATCATTCTTTCAGTCTTTTTATTCCAACATGGTTCTAGTTTAGAATCTCCATCTATTTCAAATTTTAAAAATCCATTTTGAACTAAATGAAGTTCTTTATCACTTGCTAAATACATTTTTTTAGGTGTTTTTAAATTTGGTGATACTATTTGACAAACTTCTTCTCCTATAGATTCCCAATTCAACATATTATTATAATATATTATATTATAATATATATGATTCAAACGAAGAAATTAAATAATCTTCCTAGTGAATTAATAAAAGATATTCATAAAATAGCAATAGGTAAGCATCCTTATTTAATTGGTTCAGGATCTATTTCTTCTATTACTTATAATTCTGATTTTGATGTTAATGAAAAAGTAATTGTAAAGGATCTTGAAGGTCATATTGAAAAATTAAAGAAAGAAAAGAATATATGGATCATGAGTGTACATAATACAAAAGAATATATTCAGATCAATACTATATGTAATATTAATGGAATTTTAACTGATGTCAATGATACTATATTTGTTCATTCCCAACCTAGTAAACGACAGAAAGAAAAATTATTGAAAGAAGATATACATGAATTAATTTCTAATAAGAATTATTTCAAGGCTGTCAAACGTATGTATTCATTATTAATTCTTAATCCTAGAAAGAATATTAGTATGATTAATTATTTGACTAATTTCTTGAATAGTAATATTGGTCTTCTGTCGAATATAGTAAATCAATTAAATATTATTAAAAATTTTTCATCCCTCTTGGATAGAGACCAAAGGTCTCATAGTGTTGAGAAAAACCAGAAACAATTAATTATTAATAATTTGGAATTATGTAAGTTAGAATTAAATAAAGTATATGTTGTTAAAATAGAAAATGAATTATTTAAAATGTTTAACATGAAAAGTATTGATAAATTAATTAGTATCCTAGATAAGAAATTACAGAATTATACCTATGATTTTATTAATATAAATAGGAAATTATTTAATGTTTAATTCTTCGACCTTTTCCATAAATTAATATATCTCCTAGTCTAGCAACATCAGTAACTCCTTGAAGAAATGCCTGAAAGTAAGGATAGAATTTTATATTTCTTATTAGTTCTTCAAGATTTTGTTTCACGAAATCTCTATCAGACTTATTACCATAATGGTTTGCTTCAAGAAGATTAAGTATTAGATCTTGACAGTTTGATTTAAAAGCGTTGTATACTTCGAATTTTTGATCTCCCATTCTAGTCCTAGTGTTATTTATTACTTGATCTAATGTATATATATGATTATTTAAATTTACTTCTTGTATTTCAGTTCCTGTTCGAGTTGATTGAGTTTCTATTTTATCTATCTTTTTTATATTTATAATCTGATTCTTATCAACAGAAATAATAATACCATTATCTAGGATTAACATTATTCCTAAATGAAATAACTTATCATAAGAAGTAGTGAATACTTTATTATTATCAACATATAATTTAAGAGCATATGTTAAAGCTGATGGAATAGGACGACGAAATAATATCGCATTTACTACTCTATG